TTGCTTGAAATGTTGAATAGATTACAACAAGATAAATATAATATAATTACAAATATGAGTGAAGCTAAAAACTTATTAGACAAATTAAAATCAATGTTTCAAGAGGAAACTATTGAGGAAAAAGTAACCATGCAAGAAGCTAAGTTAGCTGATGGAATTACTATCATAAAATGGGATGGCGAATTAAAAGAGGGAACTTTGGTTTCAGTCGTTTCAGAAGAAGGAGAAATCCCTGCACCAACAGGTGACCATGAGTTGCAAGATGGACGTAAGATAACTATCGAAGAAGGCGGAATGGTATCATCTATCGAAATGCCAAAAGAAGAAAAGGAAGATGAAAAGGAAGCGGGCGAAGTTGAGATAAAAATGAGCGAGCAGGAGATAATGGCTATTAAAGAAATGTGTAAATCTTATGAGTCAAGAATCAAGGCTTTAGAAGATAAAATGAAGGTTGATAGCGAAATGATTTCTGAGCAAACTGAAACAATCGGCAAGCAAAAGGAAGCTATGTCATTGATGTTTCAAATCGTTGAGAAATTAGCAGATGAACCGAGTGCAGAAGTAAGCAAAACAGAATCATTCAATGTGAAATTATCTGAGCAAAAACAAAACGAATTAGATAATCTAAGTAGAGTAGTAGAATTTTTAAACAAAAAATAAAATATTATGTCATTTAATGTAACGGCTTTGGCAGCCTACACAAAAGCCAACGAAAGAGAACTATTGACTAAGTCATTATTCTCAGCTAAATCAATCAGTTTAGCTACTAAAATGCCTGGCGTTAAATCGTCACAGCAAGTTAACGTAATGGATACCGATGCGGTATTTCAAGCAGGAACTTCTTGCGGATTCAGTGCATCAGGTACGACCACTTTTTCAAACAGAACTTTAACCGTTGCACCTATCAGAGTACATGAGGCTTTATGTCCAAAAGACTTAGAAACAAAGTACCTTCAATTAGTGATGGCTCCAGGTTCTAATCCTAAGACTATTCCTTTCGAAGAAAAGTACACCGATTTAAAAGCGGGTTTAATTGCAGAACAATTAGAAACTGCATTTTGGCAAGGTGATACAACTTCAGGAAATTCGAGTTTAGCTCGTTTCGATGGGTTGTTAAAAATCATTACAGCGGCTTCAGGTTCAGTTATCCAAGCTAATGCAAGTGGATTCACCACAGGCGCACCTTACAGCGCATCAGGTGGTATCACTACTTCGAATGTGATTGCAATTTTTCAAGGTGTTTACAGAGCATTACCGGTTGCGATATTAGACAAACCTGATACGGTTGTATTTTGCGGAATGGGTACATTCAGAACTTACCAATTGGCATTAACCAATGCAAACCTTTTCCATTACAATACCGATTCAAGTAACTCAAATTTTGAGATTACTATTCCTGGTACTAACATCAAAGTAATTGGTGTGAATGGATTGAATAACACTAACCGCATAATTGCAATGAGAAGTTCTAATATGTTCTTTGGTTGCGATGTGATTGGTGAAGAATCTAAGTTCGAGATGTTCTATGCTCAGGAAGCTATGGAAGTTCGCTATGTAGCAGAATTCAAAGCAGGTGTGCAGATTGCATTTCCTAACGAGATTGTAAACTTTGTTTTAGCATAAATAACGGGGGTGTAAAAACCCCCATTTAATTTTATAAAAATATGCCGTGTGCAGTAGTTTCAGGATATACATTAGATTGTAAGGACGCAGTAGGTGGCTTAAAGAACATCTACTTTGCGAATGGTTTAGTTTCAGCAGCTACAATCACAAGTTCAGTTTCAGGCGGGATAAGTTTAGTTTCAGGAGTGCAATTTTACAAGTATGAATTAATGCCACAAGCAGCCGATTCATTTACTGAGGAAATTACATCAGCACCTGCAAACGGAACTATCTTCTACACTCAAACATTGGTAGCAAACTTTGCTAAAATGAGTCAAGCACAAAGAGCCAAGTGGCTTGTAATTGCTCAGGCAAGATTGTTAACTATCATTGAGAAGAAGGATGGAACTTTTTGGTTGTTAGGTCAAGTAAATGGTATGGAAGTTAGCGCAGGAAGTCATACTTCAGGTGCAGCAATGGGAGACTTTAATGGAGTTCAGTTAACTTTAACAGGTATGGAAGCATTACCTGCTCAAGCATTGGTAAGTTCATCAGCATTTACCACAGCATCATAAGCATTGATTGTGTGTTTTCATATATTTATTGGTGATTAAGCCCCTTAATTGGGGCTTTTTCTTTGCAACAAATCGACATTTCAATACTTCATAATATGATTAACTTAGAATTAGGGTTGAATGCAGTAGCATTGACACTTAAAGAAGATACTCCAAGTAGTGGTTATGCACTTAATGAATATCTATTTAAATTCTTTTCTCACGCTACAAATGACACTTTGTATTTTTTGGGACAAGTTCAAAACTCTGACAAGGAAAGATACAGCCAAGTTAACATAACAGTAGTTAATAGTATTGCTCAACAAGATTTAACACAAGGTATTATCTACCTACCTAATACTGGCTTCTATGAATATACAATCTATGCACAAGTATCACCTGATATAACACCTCAACAGAGTGACGTATTATGTGAACAAGGTCGAGTACTATACGCATTTAATGAGGCAACTATAACGAGCTTCTCCCCTGACATCGAAACAATAATTTATAATGGATAAATACACATTCTATACAAGCGAACCAATCAGCAGTTATAAAGTTCCAATCTTCGAAAAGGAACGCAATAAAGATTGGGTAAGATATGGAGAAGATAACGCATATCCTCAATATCTTTGCGACCTATTTAATAAGTCTGCAAAGCACAATGCTATCTTAACAGCAAAACAAAAATATACTTTTGGACGTGGCTTAAAAATAGTTGACGGCAAAGAATCCGCTCAAGCTATTAAGGCTCAAGATATGCTATTGAATCCTAACAGATTTGAAACATTGAATGATATTTTTGAAAAGGTAGCACTTGACAAAAGATTGTATGGCGGTTATGCTTTACAAGTAAATTGGAGTAAGGCAAGCGGCAAGATAGCAGAATTGTATCACATCGACTTTGCGAAGATTCGTTCGAATGTAGATAACACCGAGTTTTATTATTCTGAAAATTGGGAAGATTATAGACCTAAGTACGCAATATTCAAGGCGTTCAATACTGAGAAAAAAGAAGGTTTGCAAATTCTTTATTATAGAGAATACAGACCGAACTTATCTACTTATCCATTGCCTGATTATATTGGTGCAATTCCTTACATTGAGAGTGATGTTGAGGTGGCTAATTTTCATAGGGCAAATCTTCAAAATAATTTCTTTTTTGGTGGCATCTTAAACTTCAATAACGGAACGCCCGAACCGGAAGAACAACAAGAACTTGTTAAGAGAATAAATCGCAGACATGGCAGTACTGATAATGCAGGAAGGTGGATTATAAACTTTTCAGATGGTCAAGATAAATCTCCGAATGTTATCCCGATTCAACCTGCAGACTTAGACAAACAATTCGATATACTCAATAAAACAATTCAGCAAGAGATATTCGTAGCACATAGAGTGACCTCACCTATCTTCATGGGGATAAGAGTCGAGGGTCAATTGGGTGGCAGGAATGAAATGATTGATGCTTTCAGATTGTTTCAGCAAAATGAAATAAGACCTGACCAAGTACATTTTGAAAAAGTGTTTAATTACTTAGCCAACTTCAATGGTGTTCCGAATGCTTATCGAGTTGAAGAATTAGAACCTTTCAATCCTGAATTTACAGAAGCTACTTTGTTAGAGATTGCAACTAAGGATGAACTAAGAGAAATGGCAGGGCTTCCTGTTACTGATTCTACTAAGGATTCTAATAGTAAAATAGTTGATAGGTTAACATTGTTTAGTCCGTTGATTTCAAATAAAATTTTAGAATCTTTAAGTCGTGACGAGATAAGAGGATTGGCAGGCATTGCAGCAACTACCGAACCGATAACAACACCAACTCAATTAAGATTACAATTCGAAGATAATTGGAAGGATGAAATAAAAGTCTTTGCTGAATTTGGTGATAGTGTCGAGAATTATGATTTATTCGAAAGTCGCAGAGTAGAAGCATTTGAGGACTTAGAGGAAGATGTTCGCAAACATACATTTGAAGAACACTTAGAGGACTTAGAACAAACTTTGTATGAATTTGTAGTAGCTAATACTCCCGAAGAAAACAAAGTCTTAGAAGCGGTTAAAAAAGACCCTTTTATTTCTAAAAAGGATTTAGGAGTAAACACCGATTTGACACCTTCAAAATTAGATGAAGTTTTAAAAAGTTTAAAAGATAAAGCGATTCTAACCTTAACCGAAGGAACGTGGAATATCCTTCAAGTAGTTCCTCCAAAATCAGCTATTAAAAGAATAGCAGACGAGATAAGTAAGTTCCAAGTAAAGTATAGATACACAGGACCGCAAGACTCAAAGAATAGAGAATTTTGCGCTGCTTTGTTAGACTTAAATAGACTTTATACTCGCAAAGAAATTGATACTATTTCAAGGCGTGTAAATCGTGACGTATGGAAAAGGCGTGGAGGGTGGAAAACAATCAAAGGAACTGATATTCATGTACCATTTTGCAGGCATCAATGGGCTGGCGTTTTAACGAGAAAAAAATAATAATATGGCAACAGTACTTTTCATATCAGAAGCGACTTTAAAAGCTGAAACAATTATCAGCGAAAATGTAGACCCTAAACTTTTAATACCTACAATCAAGGAGGCACAAAACATTTACATTTTGCCTTTATTGGGAACGGCATTATACAACGATTTAGTCTATAACGTATCAGCAAATTCACTATCAAGTGAGTATGTTACGTTACTTAATGAGTATATTGCACCATGTTTGATTAAGTATAGTGTTTATGAATGTATTTTACCTTTGTCTTATAAATTTCAAAACAAAAATATAGGCACAAAGTCAAGTGATTTTAGTCAACAAGCACCACTTAACGACCTTAGATATTTATTAGACTTTACAAAGTCAAGGGCGGAGTGGTATGCTGAAAGAGTAAGCAGATTTTTATTGGCTTATCAGACTGATTATCCTAAGTACTTAACTCAAGAGAATGCTAATGTAGCCACCATTTATCCAAATGCAAACAACTATACTAATGGTATGTTTCTCGGACCTGACATTGATTGGGATTTGATTCCTCCAAGCATAAAGTATCAAGGCAACGGATTTAGAAGAAACTAAATTAAAACCAATGACAAGAATTAAAGGTAGTAAGAATAAAAACAACGTAGAACTTTTAAAAATCTACTTATCAAAGCAAGATGAAAACAACACTAAACCAGGCGTTAAATGCACTTCAAGCAATAGCATCAAGTCACCTTCAATTAAAAGGTAGTTTTGTCTTTTGTGATGTGGCAGACTTAGAAGCAAAGAATGAACTCAAGTATCCTTTGCTTTGGTGTGATGTTATACCGGCTCAATTCGGCACAAAGACAATAGATTTAAATCTTCAATTGACTTGTGTTGATATGGTGTCAAAAGGCTTGGAGAATGAACAAGATGTGCTTAGTGATACCTTGCAAATCTTATCCGATGTGGTTACGATTATAAGACAAGATTCAACTTACTTTGATATGTTTGAGATTAACGAAAGTTTAACGGCAACTCCAATCAAAGACCACTATCAAGATGAGGTTGCGGGGTGGGTTTGTACTATCAGTTTAGAAATCGAAAATGCTTATAACTTATGCGTTGTTCCAATTACTTAAAATAATAATTAAAAATAATACTTACAGACATGACAGATATTCAAGAAATCTTAGGCGGTAACGGATGCAAATTCATTGATGCCGCAAGTACTGGAAACACTTTTTATTGCTTAGTAGTGAATGCAGATTGCGTACTTACTACTTTAACAAGCGTAGGAGGTCAAAACCTTTTAACTCAATACGGATTGAGCGGTAAAACTTTGAAGCAAGGAATGTTAATCCCTGCATTCAATGGTGATTTAATCGCATCCGTAACACCTTCAAGTGGTTCGGTTATTGGTTACGGATTTAATATCAGAGGATAATGATAGGAATCGGGATAGGATTGCCTTTTATCAAAGCAGGCGGGAATTCAGCCGAAGCATTAGCGTGGAAGGCACGAATAGAAGCTAATAGCGGTACTATTTCGCAGGCATTACTTGATATTTTTGACACTAATTTTTTTATACCGGCAAAAGCAAACGGAAACATTCTAACTGAGTTAGACCGATTAAACATTTATTGCGGATTAGTCGGATTCGAAATTGCAGCAAGAACGAATTTAATTAAATCGGCCCATTATGTTACTCCTGTAAGTTCACCAACATTTGACGCTAATGGTTATAAGTCAAGCGGTACAAGCTACTTAGACTTAAATTATACACCAAGTACGCAGGCAGTTAAATTAACACAAACAAGTGCTTCAATTTTTGCTGTTGTTAAAACACCTCTGTATGTTGGAAATGTTAGAACCATTGGAAGTGGGCAGGCTTCTTTTGTCAATCTGTTAGCTTTAACAAGAACGGCAACACCTGATTTAAATGCATCATTAAATGGCGGTAGTTCACTAACTAATACCAATACTACAAGTTCAGGGAATGTTTTGTTTGCAGGTCAAAGGAATGGAACTGCGATTAAATCAATTATCAACAGCAACGAGAGCAGCGGGACAAGTACTTAAGTAGGGTTGGCAAATGTTTCAGCTTATGAAC